TAGAATTAAAGTTTTAGAATTTTTTGGAAATGGTAGTATAGTAGAAGTAGAAGGCATCAAGCGCCAAGCGGGGGAAGCCCCAAGCACCAAGCTTCAAGCACCAAGCAAGGAAAGCTCCAAGCGCCAAGCCACAAGCTTCAAGCACGCGGAGCGTGCGACAAATTGTCGCAGGACAATATGTCGCATTGACACAAGATCTAGTGGTGCGACGATATGTCCTATTGACACAGGCTCCAAGCACCATGGAGCACGGTTCTTAGTTTAGAACCTTTCTAAACTATTTCTTCAAAAATTTTTTGGATCTCGGACCATGAGTCCGCAAGCGGCCAGCCGTAGAGGTGGCCCTCGGTACTTAGTCCACGGATCTCGGATCCTGGAAAAAGTTTGAAGCATCTCTGACCGAGTGCTTCAATAAGAATAAAAGTATTCTTTGGATGTTGTATATGGAAGGCAATTTGATGTGGAGAAAATTTTACTTTATTACCTTTGGCGACTTTTAATTCAACAGTGAAAAAGTGCCCAGAAGTATTATACCCCAATACATCAGGCATCCCAAGTAAGCTAAGGTTTTCAATACGGTTCCACCGGATGGAGGGTGTATTTTTTTTAAGATTCTTGTATAATTTTCGCTCGGATGCCATTTCATTTTTGAGGTAACCTAGTAGTCGTCTTTGAGCTTGGTGGGAATAATTAATGGAGATCTTTTTTGAGTTTTCATAACCAATCTATGAGCAGATTGACCAGGTTGACCCAGGATAGGAATAGAGTGTTCATGTACTTCCATTCGTCTTATTTCAAATAATTTACCATCGTTCTCCACAAAGATAGCCGCATTAGAAATAGCATTTCCTTGTCTTGTGCCAGTGGCGTTAGCTGCGGTGAATTTACTTAAAAAATCTTGTAGGTCTCGGACTCTCATTACATTCCTGATCTTCTGAGTTGATTAATTTTATCTTCTATCTGATTGGCCAGCTTCTTATTATCTTCTTCTACCTCTGTCAATCTTTCTTGTAATTTTCCATTAAGTTTACGATGCTCTTCATTTATATTTTCCAAATCTTGGATACGCTCCATCTTCTCCATAATAATTTTATCTGATTCAGCAACGCGATGATCTCCGGCTAAAGCATTAGCAAGAGCTTCCTCTGCTTCCACGAGACGTTGCTTATAGTTCAATAGAGTTCTTCTAGACTCTTCTAGCCATTTTTTTAAATTATTTACTTCTTCTGTCATGGTTGACATTATAGGATAGTTACCTTAAAATGTCAACCATGGGAGTTCCTAGAAGATTAACAGAAATGCAAATGAGATTCGCCGAATTTGTGGTATTCGGAGGACCTAACGGACCTATGACTCAAGCTGAAGCAGCTATTGCAGCTGGTTATAGTGCCAACCGAGCTAGACAAGAAGGATCTGAGCTATTGAACCCTAGACTTAGTCCCCTAGTAGTACAGTATGTAGGAAAATTAAAAGAAGAAAGACTTAAAAAATTTGAGGTCTCTTACGAAGGGCATGTTGCCGAGCTTTCTCGCATAAAAGAGCTCGCTTTAAAGAAGGGTAGCTTCTCCTCTGCAGTAAACGCAGAAACAAATCGAGGCAAGGCAGCAGGACTATACATAGAACGAAAAATAATAAAGCATGGGAAACTAGAAGATATGTCAGAGCAAGAACTAGAAGCAAAGATGAAACAAATTTTAGACGATTACGCACCAATTTTAAACGTTACCCCCGCAACTGCATCGTTGGAACAAAAACCATCACAAACCAAAACAGCGAAAAAAGAAACAAAATCAAAAAATACTGTTGCCAATCAGACATCTACAAAAAATTCAAAGACAGCCACACCCACAGAACCACAATCAACGAAGATAGTGTTATAAATAATACTCTATCGGGATTCCACATTTAATCTCTCTGTTTTAATGATGCAACCAAGTGGGAATATGTTTCTATCTGAATACGCTTCATCTTTCTCATCATAACTAGCAAAAGTCCAAAGAAATTGCTTTGTCTTCTTATAGATGTAAGCAAATGTGACCATTTTAGAACATTCAAATTTATCAAACTCCTCAGCTGAGGCATGACCGCCATCAGCAGTTATATCAAGCCACGAGATCTTATAAAAGAAATACTTCTTCTTATTAATCATGACGTGCTTGTATTTAGACTTCTTCCTTTTGCGCATCTGAATTTTATATATAGTAATGTGGTAACTTTCAAAGAATTCAAAAAGTTGAAAAGTTTCCGCGTGTCGAATACAGTGTTGGTATTGCTATGTTTTTGATACTCACTGACATATTTGACAGATTGTGAAATATGAAATGTCAAACAATTTGGCAGTATTTTGCTTAAATAAGCATTGATTTTATTATCTTTTCTCTCAAACTGACAGATTGACAGATTATTTTCAACTATTTTTTTATTTTTAAAACAATAATTTTTTCTGACATCCCTATATGCAGACACTTGCCTAATTTGTGCCATAAAAGCGCCTTAATATTGCCATATTCTCATTAGCTGCAGCTGCTTTTGTTAGCAACTTGTCTATTTCTCCAGTAATATCTGTATGGTCAACCATAACTGCGCTTGAAGCAGAGTTCTGTAATAACATATCCACTTTTAATAGCGCCTCTTCCATAGTGCTTTGATACTTTGATAGTAAAGCCTTATAGATTCGTTCTCTCATTTTTCCCTCCTTATACGTGGCGGATGCTATATGTCCGTTATTAGATGTACTGATGTCATAGAAGACTCTCAGTATAGGGAATCAAGGGCGCACACATAGCTCTACTCGAGCCCGCCACAACCCGGATGAAAAACCCCTTTATCCCAACTCTAAATTTTGTTCTTTTCAAATTCCTCCAATAATTCTTTGGTATCTATATTTGTTTTCTCTTTCTCATCATAAATGAGGTCATAATAGCTGTCCAATCTTTTTAAAAACTCATGTTTATAACGCTTTAATTCACTGTCTTGAATCTTAAATTCTTGATAATATAAGTCTGGAGTGCACATCATAATGACTCCTTGTCTTATCTTGCTACCATGCACATAATCATGAGCCATGGCATAGGCTGCAATTTGCATATAGTAATCTTCTACCCATTCTTCTTTCTTGGGGCGATTTGATTGTTTGAAATCACCAATCGTTTCCATGTCATTATGCATACAGATTAAATCTGTGCTGCCTGCATAAAGACCAGGATAATATAATGTGACTTCTGTACCGTAGTATTCACTAATGGGAGTGAATCCTATTTCAATAATCTTTTGAGCCATCGGCTTGGCTTGGACACCCATCTCCGTAAGGTCTTCATACCCGCTCCCTTGGATGTGTTTCTCCAAGAACTTGTGCATGGCAGTACCCCGCTTACTAGAATAGTTTTTGATTCGCTCTGCTTCTTCATCACCGACTTTTTCCTTCCAGCGCCTTAAATAAGTCTGATCTTTTGTATTTGCAAGCACCGTGGTCACTGAAGGCAGTTTCATGCCCTGGACATCGTAGGTCCGTGATCCATGTTCCGTGTTCCGTGTCGCCTGGATGTAGTTATATTTTTTATTTAATTTCATCGAGTAACTTCTTAACCGCTTTCATCTGAATCTTGGTATCAATCACACCCTTATCAATGAGTCGTTGAAGATCTCTCTGTCTCCAATACTCATCAATCTGTTGACCAAACTTATTTCGTTTACGTTTAACGATCTTTTTATAATCCATCTCCGCGGAGTATTTCTTCTTTAGTTGTGAGGACATCGTGTCTTCTTCCATTTCCGGTAGCCCTTGATCCATTCATCCTTGTCTCGATGCTTCCAACGCTTATCCCAGGCCCAGTTATGGACGCGTCCTGCGGTTCGTTCGATCCAGTGTAGTATATAATCTATCATATTTTATAAAACGTATAACGTAATGTTATTTCTTCTCCTTCCTTAATGTCGCGTAGACTCACTAACGTCCACTTCTTGGTTTGTAACGTGTCATCATGATTCAATTCTACTTTCACACAGTTTGGATCATTAGAGTGATTAATAAATCCACCGAGAGGTGTTCTAATAATCGTTCCATTGACCTTCACATGAGTCGTTCCCAGATTGGTTCCTTGCTTAATGAGCTCTTTAGCAAACAGACCTAAGCCATTGACTTTGCTCTGTTTTATCGTGAGTGAATCGGGGAGAGGTTTATACATCGTGCTGCACCGCAATCGCTCTCGACCAGAACACAAGATCCTGGTTACTAAAATGATTCTTCATACTATTCACGCGTCTACAAATGAACTGAATGTTTCCGGGTTCATAAATCTTATCACTATCAATGCGATCGATGGAAATGTTAGTCTCCAGGTTCCCGAGTCCTTGTTGATAGGTCATCTCCTGTCCGGAGAGCGGACAGATCAAACCATGTTTTTTATACTGGGCTCGCCACGCTTCTATAAATTGGTCCATGGTCAATGCAACACGCTTCCTGCGCTTTTTACGAGCTGATTCTTGAGCAATCGTTTGAACCGAACGCATGATAAAAGCTTCCGGAGACGCAGAGTATTTGGCATGACGCTGTTTCTCTCGGCATTCGCCGCATTCGGCTTGAAGCCTGCGTCTGAGTTTTCCTTTATAGTTATCACTTTTCCAATGAAATTTGAAAATAATTTTTGTCTCCTTGCACTTGGAACAGGTTTTGGTTTTACCGAAGAGTTCTTCTTTAAGCGGATCATTTCCGTTTGGATACCTGCGTATTGTTTTTCCTTGTTGTCTCATCTTTTCATATTCTCCTAAGTACCAACTCATCGTTGAAGTTTACCTTTTTTTAAAATCTTGGTTTGAACATTTCCTTTTTTATTAATGTAAGTAATCCATCCGCTAAACTGGGCATCAATCATTAACACTTTTTTTAAAGCCTTCTTCCAACTCATCGCCTTAATTAATTCGGCCTCACCACTATCTTTTGTTACTGTGTATTCATATCGCATTCTTTTTCCATTTATTATATTGATCGACTGCGGCTTGAATCGCTCGATCAATTTGTTTCTGATTAGTAAAAATACTCGTCGGCTTTCTTTTGATGGTATTGTTCATGTTTCCTGGCTTTGACTTCCGGTCTTTTTTCATAACTTCTCATATAAATTCTTTTCTTCTCTCGGTTTTCTTCCTTATCGTAGTACTTCTTCC